CGTGAGGATTACATGAAAAGACAACATGAAGCCCGTAACGAAGCTGTAGATCACGATCTTATGAAGGAGCAGGATAAGAGGATGCCGATCAATATTGAAAGGCAGTCTCGTGTAACCTTCGGTGGTACAAAGAAGTAATTTTATTTCTACGGCGCAACGCCTATCATCGATTTTAATTAACCGTGAATAATTTAAAACTATTCACACAAGGAGTAATACTATGGCAAACCTAAATACAGTAGGGTTTGGTTTGATTGCTGCGGGAACTATTGGTTCTACGCCTTCAACCCAAGGTCAAGGTAAATACTATATCGAGACAGCTTACGCGACGTCGATATATCAGGGCGCATCAGTTTTGATGAAGGCTGGATATATCAACCAAGGTCAAGCAGTTGTCACCGAAAAAAGTATTGGTATTTTCAACGGATGTTTCTACAACGCGGCTACAACTTTAAAGCCAACTTGGTCGAATCATTGGGTTGGGCTTACCGCTCCGGCAAATTCCGAGAACGCTCAGGCATTTGTTATTGACAATACACAACAACTATATGTTGGTGTTGGTGCAGCAGCTTTAACTCAAGCAAACATTGGTAAATCATGTGGCTTGACGGTAGTTCTTGCAGCGGCCCTAACAGGTGGTTCGACAATTAATGGACAATCTAATTCTTTTCTTTTGACAGGGGCAATGCATGCAACTGCTAATCAATGGAGAGTAGTAAGAATAGCAGAGGATCCATCTAATAGCGACATTGCATCAGTTAATGCATCGTACGTTGTTTGTCATAACTTAAATCAATATGCTAACGGGCTTACTTGGCAATAAAAAATAGGAGTATATAGAACATGGCAATATCACGAGCACAGCTAGTTAAAGAACTAGAGCCTGGCCTAAATGCACTATTTGGGCTGGAATACAAACGGTATGATAATCAACATGCTGAAATTTACGTAACTGAATCAAGCGACAGGGCTTTTGAAGAAGAAGTCATGTTATCTGGTTTTGCGAACGCTGATGTAAAAGCAGAAGGTCAAGGCATTTCATACGATGAAGCGCAAGAAACCTACACTGCACGTTACACTATGGAAACGATCGCGCTTGCTTTCGCTATAACTGAAGAAGCTATCGAAGATAATCTCTACGATAGACTAGCTTCTAGATATACAAAAGCATTAGCAAGATCTATGTCAAACGCAAAAGAAGTTAAAGGCGCATTACCTTTGAACAACGGATTAGTATCCGTAGCTACGTTCAAATCTGGTGATGGAGTAGCATTATTCAGTACAGCACATACGTGCTCAACTGGACCTAATGTTGCAAACACTTTATCGACTCAAGCGGACCTTAACGAAACATCATTGGAGCAGTCTTTAATTGACATCGCTGCAATGACGGACGAAAGAGGTTTGAGAATTGCAGCTAAAGGAGTTAAAATGATAATTCCTTCTGCAAATCAGTTCAATGCTGAGAGATTGATGAAATCTCAAGGTAGAACTCAGACAGCTGATAATGACATCAATGCAATCAACAGTATGGGAATGATCCCACAAGGTTATAGAGTTAATAACTTTTTAACTGACTCTGATTCATGGTACATCATTACAGACGTTCCAAACGGTATGAAAATGTTTTCAAGAACTCCATTGAGTACATCAATGGAAGGAGACTTTGATACTGGTAACGTAAGATACAAAGCTAGAGAAAGATACTCGTTTGGCGCATCTGACTATAGAGGTATCTTCGGCGTTGAAGGTGCGTAACCACAACTAATTAATGAGGCCGAACACAATTCGGCCTCATTTTAAAAATACAGTGATAAAATGAAAAAATTCCTAATACACATCTGGGCTTATGATTATCACACTAAATTTGAAGTTTTAGCGGAGGATAATCCTGAATCTATTGAACACTCTATCCTTGACAAATTAGGAGATAAGAGTATAAAGTGGGAATCAACGGGAATGTTTAAAGACACTCCCCGTAGAATAACCTATGAGGAGGTTATAGATGACCGAAGACCTGTACAAACAAAAACGGTCCTTGGAGTTAGGGTGGCAGTATGAGTATAATCAACACGGAAAATATACTCTTAATATGGTTGAAATTGATGAGAAGATTAGAAGTATCATCACTCAGATCAAAGCTGAAGAGTTCAAAATTGCTGATAGAGAAAATAAAATTAGTGATTCAGCTGCCCAAGTTTCTGTGGCAACTTAGATAAACGCCACATCGCTGATAACGTACTTTTATGCAGGGATCCCTTGCACTCTACTCAAATTTCATATATATTTTATTCACTATACAAATTAATTAGAACGTAGACGAATATAGTCGACGGCCTAGAGACTACGTTCAGAAACTAGGATGATTAAAAAGGCAAACACAACGTTTAAGGGAACGGTAAGAGCAGAATCTGGTCTTAAAGTTTCCACACAAGCAGCTTCAACTGGTGTATACACTGATGATTTTTCAGTTAGTTCAGCAGGGATTTTAACAAGAAGACAACCAGAAATTCTTGTAGATTGGGATTACATTTCATGTCCAACTCCAATTGTTTCAACACTTACAGGAGCAGGCGGAGCTGATGGTGTAATGGCAGCAGGTGAATTATTCAGTATGCTTTGGCCAAATACAACTGGTCAAGTGTGTCCATCACAATGTAGTGTTGTGGGTGCACATACAGTTGCTGCAAGTGGTTTTTTTGTTGAAGGTACAATTCCAGCAACAGATACAAACGCTACAGTAGCAGGTTTAAACCTTCAAGGTGATGCTGCAACTGCAGACAACACAGGTCTTGAAATTGTATTCGGTGGTACACAATTCGGTGGATATGGTGCATGTACAATTGGTACTCATGCACTGACTTTTGATGCAACATTCAACAGTGTTGACTGGTCGGATCAAGATGCAGTTACAATTGGATTTAGAAAAGTAGAAGAATTTGAAATAGGTCATGGTGCTATATTAGCAGCAGCTTCAGGTGACGCTCTTTATACTGACTTTGTAGCATTTGGTGTTCAATCAGCGGATGATGTTCAAATTGCAAGTAGACTTAATGATGGTTCAAGTTCATATACTGATTCAACTGACGCAACAGCAGCAAATAATAATCACAGATTTAAAATTTCTGTGACTTCAGGAGGTGTGGTAACATATTCTCACATTGGGGCTGCAGTTATGGATGCGGGTACATTAGCTGCTCCATCCTCAACAGAAGCATTTACTTTTGATGACGGTGATACAGTAGTACCTTACATGATCATTCAAAGTGTAAATCAAAATTCTGCGATACACTTGAAAAGTATTAAAATAACTCGTGCACCAGGAAGTAAGTTCACAGACTAATAATTAACTAAAGTGGGGCTTCGGCCCCACTTAACACAATTAGGAGAAAACTTATGGCAACAGATCTAAAATCATCTGCAGTAATTACAACTACAGCGCTCGACGCTGATGGTCTATCGACTGCAGCAGCCGTTGGAAATAATGCAGCACTTACTTTAGGTGGAGCATTAACTTCTGGAGGTTCTTATACAGCAGATACTGGTACAGCTAGACAAATTACACTTTTGAGCGCAGGAAATGATTCGAGTAAAACATTTACAGTAGTAGGAACGGATGTTAATGGAGATGCTTTATCAGAAACCGTTACCGGAGCAAATGCTGGTACAGCAACAAGTACAGGCTATTTTGCAACAATATCGTCAATAACAGCAGTTGGAAATCCAGCAGGTAATATGTCTGCAGGAGTTAATTCTGAAGTAGCGGGAATTGTTTTTGAAGGTCGTACACGAGTTAAAAATTTAAATTGGACTGGTGGCGGTGCTATTGGATCAATTTACATAAGAAATAGTGGAACAGCAGGAACAAGTTTAATAACAGTTCGTTCTAATGCTACTTTAGGGGTTAATGATAATCTTGTTTTAGCAGATGACGGGGTTGTTTTTGCTTCTGGAGCTTACATTACTTATACAGAAACACAGTGTAATAGCGTAACGGCATTTTACGGATAGTAGGTAGCTTATGGCGAATACTACTTCTGGAACAGTAACGTTCGACAAAACATTTGCTGTTGATGAGATTATCGAAGAAGCTTACGAGCGAATTGGCTTACAATCTGTTTCGGGATATCAATTAAAAACAGCAAGACGTTCTTTAAACGTCATGTTTCAAGAATGGGGCAATAGAGGTTTGCACTACTGGGAAGTAGGAGATACCAATATTGATCTAGTTGAAGGTCAAGCTGAATATATTTTCTATAGAGCTACT